TCGCCGTGGTCTGCGTGTCTATGACCTGTTCCACCCGGAGCGTTTTGCCACCAAGCTCAAGGAAGTGATGGAATATCACAACTTCGTGCTGGTCAATTTCCTCAAGGCGGAAGCGGTCAGCTACGACGACGTATTCAAGCAGGCAATGGCCGACGCCGAAATCATCAAGCCGCTGGTGGCCGATGTTTCCGCTGCCATCTATGCCGCCAACGAAGCCGGCCAGAACATGTTGTTCGAGGGTGCGCAGGGCACCTTGCTCGACATCGACCACGGTACCTACCCGTTCGTCACTTCGTCGAACTGTGTTGCCGGGCAGGCCTCGGCCGGTACCGGTATCGGCCCGGACAAGCTGCACTATGTGCTGGGCATCACCAAGGCCTACTGCACGCGCGTTGGCAGCGGTCCGTTCCCGTCCGAACTGTGCATCGAGACCGAGACCTCGCCGGGTCATCAGATGTTCACGGTTGGCAAGGAATTCGGCACCGTCACCGGCCGCAAGCGTCGCTGTGGCTGGTTCGACGCTGCCGCTCTGCGCCGTTCGGCCCGCATCAACGGTGTGACCGGCCTGTGCATTACCAAGCTTGACGTGCTCGATGGCCTGGAAGAGTTGAATATCTGCACGGGCTACAAGCTGGATGGCAAGGTCGTCGACCTGCTGCCGATCGGCGCCGATGAGGTTTCGCGCTGCGAGCCGATCTACGAAACGCTGCCTGGCTGGAGCGACAGCACGTTTGGCGTCAAGCGCTGGGAAGACCTGCCGGCGACAGCTCAGGCCTACCTCAATCGGATGCAGGCACTGGTCGGCATCCCGATCGACATCGTTTCCACCGGCCCCGAGCGGGACGAAACGATCCTGAAACGTCACCCGTTTGCGTGACAAAAACAAAAAGGCCGGCAATACGCCGGCCTTTGTTATTTAATTGCACCATCATTCGACTTCGATGCAGCAGAGCCACAAACTGAGCCACCAAAGAAAAAAGCCGGCGTTAGCCGGCTTCTCTCAAGATCTTGGTGCCCAGAAGAGGACTTTTAGCAGCAGTCGCCGCAAGGGCTTGCGTCATGTTTGGCGTAAATTTGGCGGAATGAGCCGCGCGTCACGGCGCAACCTCGCGATAGGCCGTTGCCGGAATCCAAGTGCCGTCATTCCGCCGAACCATGCAACCTTGAACCGGACCCCATCTGTGCGCCATGCCGCTATCGACCCATTGCGCCGAGCATTGCGCCGACTTGAACCACGCAACCAGTCCGAAAATTATGGTGCATAAGGCGACGCCGGCAAGCGCCGCTAAAATGTTGTAGTTGGTGTCTTGTGTCATGCCCAATATTCCCGTCAATAAATCGACACATTGGCCGGAAGCCTTGTGCCTGTTGCGTTTCGGTGCGCCGCGTGTTCCAGCGTATACGTCAAAAACGCCGCCTATTTCGCGTTATACCTCATTACCCCATGCCTCCCACCCGTCGCGCTTTCGCCTTGCGAACAGTTCGAGGTATGGCCCAGGTGATACCGTTTCGATCATCTCCTGAAAGGCGTCAGGCTTTACGCTGTGCTTCCCGCGCTTCCAGTTCCACCACGTTGTCGGCACTCGCTTCATGGCTGGCAATGTGCCACGCCGCGCAAACAAGCAAAATTCCGCTGTGTTGCAGTACGTCCCACCTAGGCCAATGCCCATTGGGTTTTTTGCCCAAACCAACAAAGACGAAGGGCGAAACCCCCACGCTCGCGCCACCTTGTAGGCCGCTTCAATCTTCGCGTTTACCGTCCAAAGGTATAGGTGCGCAGAATTAGCAGCTGGAGGGCATAGCGCCTCAATCTCATCGTCGCTCATGGTCGGGTAAATCAACTGCCGAACGTGGCTACCGAACGCGCTACCTTTGGCTGGGTGAGGCGTTTTCCTGTTCAGGTCAATCTGCCACGGCGGGTCTGCGACTATCGTGCGGAATCCGCCATGAGGTATAACCAAGCGTTCGAGCGGACAACCAACAGCGAGATCGTTTTGTGTGTTATTCATCATTTTTTATGCGCTGTTGGTCGCCCCTCAACTCTGCGTTAGGGGCGCGCAAACAAATTGTACCCATCGCTCGTAACCCGCTGGTGTCGCTTCCCTTGGATCATCTCCACTCGCGCCCGATACCATTTGTCGTTTTCTTTCGCCATATCTGTCGTTGTGTCGATGTCATCCAGCAAATTCCACAGAAACTCAACGTCGGCGCGAAGTCTGGCCGAGTCAGTAACTTCGCTCAACGGCACCCCTAACCCGGCGGTCAAGTTGGACGTACCGCAATCGGCTCCTGCAATCGTTTGTAGTTGTTCCACCGTTATCTCTCCTGTTCAGTTCCGTGGGGCGGCACGCCGCTTACCTTTGCGTTAGGGGTTTGGGTTGTTGTCACTTTCACTAACCCTGTTGCACTCAGCCATGCCAGCACTTTCAGCGGGTCGTATGAGTAGCATCGCGTGCCGCTGTGGTTCTCGCACAGTAGTTCTCCGCGTGGAAACTTCGGCGGCATCTTTACGCCACGGTCACGCACCAGCGTCATGTTTGTTCCTGCTGCAAGTGCTATCGTCGCATCTGCGGCCATCGCTTCTGGTGTCATCGCTCGCCCTTTCAAAGCTACCCCTAACATTTCGGTCAACTCGACCGCCAACAATCGCCGCACTCCGCCTCAGTCCTCACCGCGTGGCGGCGAGTTACCTCCAGCGTTGTGCGTCAAAATCCGCCACGGTTCGAGCGCGATGAAAAAGCCGTAGCAGGTAATCTTGGTCAGCCCGGTATCGTCTGGATGTGGGTCAAAGACCATCTCGCCGTCTTTGGCAACGCAGGCATGGATAACGTCTTTGCTGCGGCTGGTGTTCCCGGAAACCTCATGCCACAAACCCTCAATCCCGTAGGCGTCAATGTGGCAGTCGAAGTCCTCAACCATGCAGTAAGCCAACCCGAACGGGCGCAGCCAAGCGTTCATGTCCTTCACCCACGTTTCAGGGGTGATAAACAGCGGCACGTCATCAATCGGCAAGTGCAGCAAGGAAGCCACCACCGCCGAAAGGCAGTTTCCATGCAGGCCGTTGGCGGGGTCATGCAGCACAGTCTGCTTTGTCGGGGTCATTATTCTTTCTCCGTGGTTACGTTTGACGCACAACCCGTCGTTCGAGGCGCGACCGTCGCGATAATGCCCGCGCCGTCGGCCTCAACTTTTGCGTTAGCCGCCACCAGCATCGGCCAGTGGCGGGCCATAAACTTAAAACGTGGTCGGTTGTGCAACGCCACGGATTGCCCACATGAAGCCCTGTTGCAGGTTTGTCTTGCCAAGTGCAACTGCGCGCTTGTCCGTGCTTTCGTTCGCCATCAGCTTGTCGATGTAGGCACCGCACTGTTCAGCCAGTGCCTTGCCTTCGTTCATCAGGTCGATTTCCTCTTGAGAGAGGTCGCGGTAGCCTTTAATCTTCTCGTGCTGGTCTTTCATGGTGGTCCTTTCATGTTGTGCCGCGTTTTCAGCGGGTCGCGGCTAACCCGTCATTCCAGCCGACCGCCGCGAGCGGCGTCGGCTGAATTCATGCGTTATGTGTCGAGTCCTCGCGGCAGAACTCCCGCCACTGCTCCAGCGCTTCATGTGCCGAGTCCCACCACTTGCTAACCGCTGCCGTGTCTTTGGTGTCCAGCAGTAGGCATTCCAACTCCAGCGCCAAGCGGTGTGCAGCCGGGAAAACATCGCGCATCGCGGCGTTGCTTCCGAACACTTGCGCCGCATTCCAGCATTCGCGCAACCGGCGCAGCGCAACCGTGTCATCTGTCGGGCAGTGCTTCGGGTCTTTTGTCAGCATCCAGCTATCGAAGTCCATCTTCATCCTTTCATTCGCCACATAACATTCCGGTCAAGGCCGACCGCCCTAATCGGGCGTCGGCTTACCTCCAGCGTTATGCGTCACTTAATTCGTGCCAGTCTTGCACGCTCTTGCAGCCTTTGAGCCGGCGAGCCTCCGCTTTTGCGGTAGCGTGTCACGGGTTTGTAAGGGTCTTCGCGCTGATGGCTTGAAGCCAGTCCTATTCCGGGTGAGTACGCCGCCATTGCCATTGCAGCGGCGATGGCTAGTGAGTGTTTTCGCATTTCCGTTTCCTTTCTCCGTAGTTACTGCTACGCATAACCCGTCAATCCAGCGGGACGGCTTCGCCGCCCCTGATTTCTGCGTTAGCCAGCAAACTACGCAGCACGTCTACCCTGTCGCATACAGCATTAAACATTCCACGCAGTTCGCTGCCGAGTTCGTGCCTATCTCGGATTGAGCGCAGCATGTCAAGCTGTACGCCAATGGTTTCCAGTTCAAGCTGTACGCCAATTATTTCCTGCTTGGCATCATTCGCCACACTCCCGGCTTGCCGGGCGGCTGCGGTCATTCCGGGCGCGACTGGTAGCGGCATCCAGTGCGTTGCGTGCGACAAAACAGCGTTCGCGCCAGATAGCCACCAGCCCCTTGCGTAACGCCCAACAACACACCTGTTGTTGGCATCCATCATTTGCCCGACAGTCGCCCACAGCATAACGTCCGACCCATCCTTCGGCGCAGTCTCAATCGGTTGCCAGTTCGGCGGCGACTCCGCATTTCCGCTCATGCTGCTTTCCTCGGCCGGCCGGCGCGACCGTCGGCCCCCTCTTGGTGCTTGGTTGCCCATTCGATAATTTCAATCGCCTTCCATAGCGGTTGCCCGCGACCGCCAGGCGACGGCAGGCGAATCGCCTTCGGAAATCCCGGCAGCGGGGCGTACCGTTCAAGCACCTGGCGCGAATCGCGTTTGAGATAGGCGCCGATTTCCGTTGCGCTCCACAAATCCACATCAAGCGGAATCGGCGGGGCGATGCGCCCGACGATGGCGGCGGCAATCTCTTCGATCACATTAGCTTCGACAGTCATTGCTCGTTTCCTTTATCCATAAAACAGCTTCACAAGCATTCGCGCCAGCTTCTCGCCTGACGTGAAACGCTGCGTAGTGGGAAATAACCCCTTTCGCGACGAACCTTTCGGCGTATCTCCGGCACTTGTCCGCGCTGGGGCATTGCTGGCCGGTACATCGCGCTTCGCTTGTCGGAAGACTCATGCTTTCACCCCGGCGAAATAAACCCATGTTTTGCGACCGGGGATAGCCCGGCAGCGCTTGTCATGTTTGCGACAAACGCGCCGCGCCTTTCCTAGCCGGTACAACGCATCGTCGATCCTCTGCACTTGCTCAATATCAAGCGCCTCGGCAATCTCGCGCGCTGTCATTCCATTGCGCGACTTCTGTAAAAGTTCAAGGATGCGCGGGCCGATGGAAGCCATGCGACTATTCGATGTGGCCGCGGCGGACGCGGCCATTTGTGCGAGCGTCGGCAGCATGATTATTCGACGAATTCGCCGGCCTTGATGGCGCACATTTGCGCAAGCTCTTTGCGCTGCTCGGCGTCGTCAATGAAGGAAACAAGGTCGGCGGCGATGTTGATTTCGTCGCGATCCCTGGCCTTGTTGATCTGGTCGGCGATGGCGGCATAAGTGATTGTCGGCGCACCGCTGGCGGGCGATTGCTCAACGGTCTTCAATGCTTCGTCTTGCGGGTCCGGCGCCGTCGGTTGCTTTTGCTTTGCGCGCAGTTTGTCCTTGACCGAATCGGTGCGGGTTGCTGCCGGCGGGGCGTTGTCTTCGCCGGCTTCGAACCAATCGCCGGGGGCGCTCATTCCGTCGCGCAGGCTGGTGTAAATCTTTTTAAGGCTGACGACCTGGGCGGGCTGAATCGCATCAAGCCGGCGCTGGATTCGCTTTTCGATCTGCTCTTTGCTGACGCCGTAAGCGTCGAAGGCATCAAGCATTTTCTGCATGGCTTCCGGCGACGTGTCGGCCTTGGTCTTTATGGTCACTTCGCATTGCGCGACCGCGGCTTCGGTCACGTCGCCGGGAATCACGGCCAGGATGCAAGCGCGAAGACGGCGGGCGCCTTGGTTTGCGACCATTTCGTAAATATCCCGCGGGTCTTCCAGTCGCTTCGAACCGCTGCGCGTGTAACGGATGTGCGGCACTTGAAACGTTACCTCGCGCCGGGTATTCGTTTCGACATCCCATGCGAACGCCTGCACGGTGCTTTCGCCGCTGCGCTGGTCAAGCTCACGGATACCGAATTGCATATTGCCCCATGCTTGCGCCATTGCTTCGGCAAGTCGGATGCTCGGCCCGGATACGTCAGACCCGCCGCGCGAATAGGTATAGACAGCGGAGTCGGCAAGCGTCGGACGGGCGCAAGCATTTAGGATGCGGTCCATTGCGGCAATCGGGTCGCGCGGATTCATGCGGGCGATCATCATTGACGCTTGCACTTCGGCGACAGCGCGTTGCTGGTCCGTGTTGGCGACGGCGTTTTGCCCGCTTGGCCGTGCTGCGATCTGGCCTGTTTCAAACGGATTCGCGGTTTTTTCCATGACTGCATTCATTTTGTTGGCTCCGGTTATTTGAGAAGAAAGCGGCGCGACGATTCGCCGGCCTTGATGAATTGGGAATAAAGGTCGGGGTGCTTGTCCTTGAAGGCGGAAGAGTCGAAGCGCATTGATGGCTTCGCCGCTTTCCATGTCACAAGCGGTTTCCCGTTGCATACCAGCGTGTCGCGCTCGCCGAGCAGCGCCATAATTTCGGCCTTTGCCTCTTCCTCTTCGGCGTTTAGCGTTGCCTTTGTGGCAGCGATCCCGCGCAGCTTGGCGATAGCGTCAATAGCCGTCGCCGTCGCTTCGACTTGGCCGTCAATGCTGGCGCGACCGTATCGGGCTTGCATGTCCGCGAAACTCAGCGGGTCGGGCGGGTTTCCGTCAATAACGCGCTGCCAGAATTCGGCCTCGGCCTCAATAATCAGGGCTTGCAACTCGGCGTCGGCCGGCACTTCGTAAATGCGGAAGTCGGACCCGCCAATAAGCACCGCAACGTCGGCGACTTCGCAGTCGAGTACGGCCATGTAGTGCTGCACCTGTAGCATGTAGTCGGTCGGCACTTCGTCGGAACCTTCCTCACCCCAGCCATGCGCCGACCGCGCCGTCTTCGCTTCGAACAGGCGGCGGTCGTCCGTCAGGCCGTCAGGGTTTGCGATCATAAAATCGTGGCGCGGACTCCGAATAATTCCATCCGGAACGCGAACAATTCGTCCGGTTCGCTCGGCGTATTGCTGCCGAATTACGGGTTCAAGAACGCGCCCCCAAAGCATCGCCTCGTTATCGGGCGAAGGCGGCAATTCCCCGCGCTTGTCCTGCCATAAGGCATAGGGCGTCTTCCATTTCGACACGCCGCAAACCGCGGCAACATCGGATCCGCCAATGCCGCTGCGGCGATCCTCAAGCCATTTCGCGCGATCATTCATTCTCTAACCTCCGCAAAGACCAGCCGCGGCGCGCTGCCGTGCTGGGCGTTTTCAAAAATAGAACATTGGGTTTTGCCGTTCTGGCGGACTTCGATCACGCCGCGCTCATTCGGGCGCGTCGGAATGCAATTGCGCACGATCCAGTTACGCAATTCGCGCGCTTCTGTTTCCCTGGCGACCGCATCGCGATAATCCATTTCCGACACGACCGCATAGCAGCAGGCCACGATAACTAGGGCAATCGCCGGTTTCATCGCGCGCCCCCCGCCCAATAAACGCCGCGCTTCGTTGCCAACTCGGCGCGCTCAACGCGGTTCGATTCGATGTCGATTTCGTCGGCTTCCATCATGGCCGCTTCGATGTCGCCGGGAAGTTCGTTCGCGTTGCTGATAGCGCGAAGGCACAGACCCGAATTGTCTTCAAGGCGATACGTTTGCAGGCGCAATTCGGTTTGCTGCGCGACGATCTTTGCCAACAGGAAAAGCTCGCCGTCGTCGAGTCGGACATTGTTTTTTTGCGTCGCCAGTGCCAGCACAGCGCAGGCCGAAGAGGCGGTCTTGTTCCACATTGCGGCCGATGCGATTTGCACATCTATCGCGGCTTCTTCCGCAAAGCGGCGGGCGCGGGCTTGTTCGATGGTTTCGCCGTAAAGAATGGTCGTCGGCATGGTCATTCCCCTTATTGAAGCGCGGCGGCGTTGAGGGCGCCGACTTCGCTATATCCGTCGTTGCCGAGATAGATCACGCGAACGCTGAATTTCACGTCGGGGAAGGCTTCTTTGAGTGCCTGGCGAATCATCTTTGCGGTTTCGGCACAGGTGAAATACGTTTTTTCGGTCATTTCGTTTTCCTCCGGTCGTTTCGTTTTTGTTTCCACGACTCAATAATCGCAAACGCGGTTATGAATGTCAAGCGCAAACGCGATATTTTTTTAAACGGCGGTTCGCTTCAAGGGGGAAAGCGTCTAAATATGGGCTATTGCGGCGGCTTGAATGCCGTTATTTCGGTAGCGACCGGCACAAGCGAACGTCGCCGCGCGTCTTGTCTTTGTGGGCTTCGATACTAAGCCATTGCATATTGCTGCGATGATCTGCGCCACCAGCGCATAGCGGGGTGACGTGATCTACTTGATACCCTGTGCACGGGAGCCGCGGCCGATCCGTTACAGGGCATGGGTTATCTTTTACGAAAGCGTGTTTTTCGACAGTGCTGCGCGGCTGCTTGGCGTTTAATCCTGACGATGCAGCAATAGACAAAGCAAGAGCCGCTATCGTTTTGCGCATTCTTTGTGCGCGTTTTCCAACTCGCTCCGGATTGCTCTCCATATCAGAATTTCGCCCTGCCCCGTCTTTTTCAGATCGTTAATCCTGAACCACACCTCGTTTAGATAGGTCGTGTTTTTCTCCGAAAGGATCACAAGGCATGCCGCACTATCCATTGCAATTTGATCTATTGCGCCCTGCATGTAATTAAAGCACGCATCAACTTTATCCCGTGTGCAATAGCTGACAAAATCGGAAACTGTAGCGCCTGAAAATTCAGACGAATGTGCTGGAAGTGATTGCGCTGCAATGAATGCAGCAATTGCAAGATGACGTTTCACTATGACCTTTGGCTAATTGAACAGATTGTCTTGTGCATATAGCATACGATGTCGCCATGCAGCCATGTTTATGACTTCTGCCGTTTCCCAGTAGCTAGCGGGTATTGGGCTTGTACGTCACCGGCTTTATCAAGCACGATTGCCTTGCCTTCTTTTGCGGTTTCCCTCATCAGCGACACCACTTTGTCAATCATCATGTCATTTGCGACCAGGGCGCTTACCCCATATCGCAAGTAGTAGGCATCGACCCCAAGGGCGTGCGCAATGTCTATCAGCGACCCCGGAATCTTTGCCCTAGCGTTTTTTTCTATCCCGCCAACGGTGGATTGTCCGACCCCCGCTAGCTTCGCTAATTGATCCTGGGTTAAGCCTTTAGCCTTCCTGAGTCGGGCAAGGCGCTCCCCTAACGATTCGACAGTATTTTCCATGCCCGAATAGTCGCACTGAATAAAAACGCAAACGCGCTTGACATTGAAAAACGCAAACGCGATAATTGTTCATGGACTGGAAAAAACTTATCTCTGAAATTCAGGCTTGTGGTTACTCGCAAGCCGCAATCGGCAAAGCACTCGGCCGTTCTCAAGCCTATATCGCCGACATCGTTAGCGGCAGATATGGCGATCTGAAATGGTCGGATGGACAGGCATTGCGGCGCTTGCACCACAAGGCAACTAAACAACAAGAAAAGGCTGCGGCTTGATTCCATAAGCCCAGCCTAATTTTTTTTGACGAAAGGGGATAGTCAAATGCGGTCGCAAAATTTGAAGACGGTTGCGCATCACCCCGAATTGGCGCTTGTCCGCCGCGTTGATCCGGTTGCGGTGCCAATTGAATTGGTCTTGAAGCAATCGACCCTTGCCGGGGCAATTGCGCTGTGTGTCCAGTTGTCCGGTCTGGAAGAGAAGGAAGTTTATCTCTCTCTCGACATCGACGCCGGGCACTGGACCCGGATTATGAAGGGCGAGGCGCATTTCCCTGTAAATAAACTGGTCGCGATGATGGACCTTTGCGGCAACGAGGCGCCCTTGATCTGGCTGGCAAACGCGCGCGGCTATGGCCTGGTTGTCCTCAAGACAGAAGCCGACCGCCGGGCCGAGCATGCCGAAGCCAGGGCGCAGGAAGCCGAGAAAAAACTAGCCTGGGCGCTGGAAGTTATCAACGGCAAGCGGGGGGCCGCATGATGCTTACCAATGTACGCGACACCTCAATCAGCACCTATCGCAGCATTCAAGACGAAGGATGTACCGGGCGGCAACACCGCCTAATCATGGCCGCGATCAAGCCGGGCCGCGATTATTCCTTGCGCGAACTTTCAGTCTTAACCGATGTGGCAATCAACGCGGTATCTGGCCGCGTCAATGAATTGAAGGAATCCGGCGCCCTGGTCGAAGGTCGCAAGCGCCGTTGCGCTATCTCTGGCCGCACGATTCGCCCGGTTCGGTTGCCGCAAAAACAACTCGCAATTGAGTTCTGAATTCCTATGGCCTGGGAAAAATTCAACCTGATGTCCGACAGGCTTCCGGCCGCGGCCTGTGCCTACGCAGTCTTTTTCGACGACGGGCTTGTCTATATCGGATCGTCTGTTGATGTTCGCAACAGATTCAGCGAGCACAAGATTCGCCACGGATACAGCCGGAACATTGTCACCCCTTGGGGCGACGTTCCAGACCAAACAAAAATCATCCTAAAGATAAAACGAAGCCGCCGCCTGGGCGATTGGGCTATGTGGGAAATAAGGCTGATTCAGCGCCTTCGCCCTTCGTTCAATAAGCAGCACATCGGAAGGAAAAATAAAAATGAGCAAGCCTGACACCTGGATGCCGCTTTATATCGGCGATTACCTTCAGGACACAACGCGACTCACGACCGAGCAGCACGGGGCGTATCTGCTGCTGATTATGGATTATTGGACGAATGGGCCGCTTCCAGACGACGATTGCGCGCTCGCAAACGTAACGAGAATGCAGCCCGCCGCATGGAAGAAAAACCGCGCGGCGCTGTCACGGTTTTTTGTCATTGATGGCGGCGAATGGCATCACAGCAGAATCGACGACGAACTCGCTAAAGCTGCGGCTTTCATTGAGAAACAGAAGGCAAACGGGGCTAGGGGCGGGCGCCCGAAAAAGGCGAAATACGAAAAGCCAGAAGAAAGCCAAACCGAAAGCCAAAATAAACCCACGGGTTTTGATAGGGATAACCCAAACCATAACCCAAATGAAAGCCCGTCACCTTCACCTACACCAAAGACAAAACCTTTAGCGGCGGCGACACCCTTAACCGTGGTTGCTCCGCCGGAAAAATCCGTCGCCGCCGCTCCCGAAAAATCGAAGGGGCCGGACCCGATCACCGCCAGGGCAATCGAATTGGCCGTGCTGCTCCGACCTCGCGGCGCTGCGATTCAGGCCAGCGACCCAAGGCTGCGAGCATGGGCGGCGCAGGGCGTCACCGATGCGCAAGTCCTCTCGGCGCTGGAAACGGCAACGGCCAGGCGAGCCGAGCAGGGTAGCCCGCAGCCGGTAAATTCGGGCTATCTCGACGCGATCATCACCGACCTGTTGGCCGAGAAGCCGGCGAAGCGCAGCGAGGAAAAGGCGCCGCCGTGGTGGTCAAGCAACGACCTGATGATTGCCAAAGGGGCGACGCTCGGCATGTCGCCGCGACCCGGCGAGGATTGGCCGCAATTCCGCGGGCGGATCAACGCGAAGCTTGCCGACGCGGCGAATGCGGCATGACGCGTGAAGCCAATCGAAGAGCATCTTGCGAGCTTCCTGCTGGGGTTGCAGCGCGGGCCGTGGTCGAAAAATTACAACCGGCAATGCCTGGCGCTATGGCGGGAACGCTACGGGGAGCAGGTTGCAGCACGGACGGAACGGCTGGTCGCGGAAGGGTGGAAGGACAAGGGGAAAGGGAAGGGGAAGCCCCGGCAGGCATGATTCGCGCGGGTGCGCGTTTGGGGGAGAAGTTCGGCCGTTTGACCATACTTTCGCGAGCCGATAACGACCGCTTTGGGCGGACTCAATGGAATTGCCTGTGCGATTGCGGGGCGCGTCGAGTCGTCGCCCTGTTTCGAATGACCAGCGGGCACACAAAATCATGCGGCTGCATCAAGGGTTTTTCAAACGCCAGGCATGGGATGCGGGGAACTCCGACACACAACAGTTGGTGCGCCATGAAGCAACGGTGCAACTACCAGAAACACGAACAATTTTCATTGTATGGCGGTCGCGGAATCAAGGTTTGCAAGCGATGGAATGATTCGTTTGAAAACTTTTTTGCCGACATGGGGGAAAAGCCGCCGGGGGCGACAATCGAAAGAATCGACAACGATGGCGATTACACGCCAAAAAATTGTCGATGGGCATCCGATGCTGAACAGGCGCGCAACAGGCGCTCAACGATCATTGTTGAGCGTAACGGAGTGGCAAAGTGTGTCAAGGATTGGTGCGACGAACTCGGCTTGAACGCCGACCGGGTTTATGGCCGCATTCGTCGCGGAGAAGCGCCGTTGGAGGCTTTGCGATGACAAAACAATCCACAACCCTTGTGCTTCCTTGGCCTGTGTCGTGCAACCGATATTGGCGAACGCGAGTCGTCAGAGGCGTTGCTATGACCTATGTAAGCGCCGAAGCCAAGGCGTACAAGTCCGAATGCGCTTGGATGGCGAAGGCCGCGGGGGTTCGTGCGCCGATTCCTGGCCGGGTTTGCGTCCGGTTCTGGCTGTACCCGCAGCGCCCGCAGGATTGGCAGAAACGCGCCAGGCGCGACCCGGAAGGCTGGGCCGATACGGTGCGCTGTCTCGACCTGGATAACGCGCAAAAGGTCTTGCTTGATGCGTTGAAAGACGTTGTTTTCGAAGACGACAGCAGGGTTTGGCGGATCGAAGGGGAGCGATGCGAGCCGGACGGAGAAGGGCGCGTCGTCGTCGTTGTTGAGCCGATGCCGAAGGGGGGCGTTTGATGCTGGACACAAGCTTGCGGGTCGATTGGTTTTCGATCTTCGACGACTTGAAGCGGCAGGGTTTCAGCCTGTACGAAGTCGAAATGCGTATCTCCGTGCCGAAGGCGACTTTGCACGGCTGGAAGAGCGGCGCCGAGCCGAAATATTGCGAAGGCGAGCGGCTACTTTGGCTTTGGTCGGAAGTGACCAGGCGCCCGCGCGAGTCCGCGCCGAAAATCAGCCGGTATTCGCACCGGGCCTAACCCGAAACAGTCGGGAAACCGAACGGCCGGTCGGGGGAAGATCGACAGCACTTCTCGAAAACCCTTAACCGCAACGAGGCGCAAATCATGGCAAAGACCCCCGGCAGCACTCCCCCGCAAATCCCTGGCGAAGAACCGCAAGCCGATCAGCCTGCCGGTGCCGAAGTCGATCCGCGCGACGTTGAAGTCGCCCAGCTTCGCGAAGAGCTTGGCCGTTGCTACAAGGCCATGCAACGCGCTGGCGTACCGCTGCCGAGCGCTGCGCCGTCCGAAGAGGAATTGCCGGACGCCGCCGACATCGACGCTTCTGCGATTGACAAGGCCGTGCTGACAAAGCAAGGCTGGGTCTTGCCGAATGGCGGGGTCTGACCATGTGCGGCGGTAAAGGACCGAAGCCGGCTCCCGTCGTTGTCCGCGACGTAAAGGCCGAAGAGGAAGCCGCAGCAGCGGAAGCCGCGAAGAAGGCCAACGAGGAAACGGCAGCACGGAAAAAGCGTAAGCAAGAGTCGTCTTTGCTTGCCGCTGGCGCCGCCGGGGTCGGCGGCGAGGCTGCAACTTCCAGCGTCATGGCACAAGGAAAGCCGACCCTGGGGGCGTAATTCATGGAAGCCAGCCAGCACATTAAGCGCCTGGAACAACTCAAGACACTTCGGTCGAAGCACGAACCTGTTTGGCGCGAGTGCTTCGATCATTCGTACCCGCTGCGCGGGTCGGGGTTTGATGGCGCGTCACTCTCGGCACAGGAAGGGCTAAACAAGGCGGCAAAGCTGCTTGATAGCACTTCGACCGATTCTGTGCGGGTTCTGGCCTCGGCGATCATGTCGGGCTTGACCCCGGCGAATGCACGCTGGTTTGGCCTCGACGCCGGTAACGAAACCGAAGACGAACAGAAGTGGCTCGACCAATCGGCGCAAACGCTTTGGGAAAATATCCACCTGGGCACGTTTGACGCGGCTGCGTTTGAAGGCATCGTCGATTGCGTCTGTGCCGGATGGTTCGCCCTGTTCATCGACGAAGACCGCGACCAGGGCGGCTTGTCTTTCACGCAATGGCCGCTCGCGTCGGTCTATGTCGCGACGACAAAATCAAACGGCGCTGTCGATACCGTATATCGCGAATACAGCCTATCCGCATCGCAAGCGGTTAGCGAATTCGGCGAATTGAAGGTGCCGGAAAAGGTGCGCAAGGCGGTAGCGGAGAATCGGCCCGACGAAATGTTCCGGTTCGTGCATGCGATCTATCCGCGCAAAATATCGGTTGCCGGCGCAAAGCTGGCGCGCAACATGCCGATTGCGTCCGAACAAATCGAAGTCGAATCGAAGCACGTTTGCCGCACGTCCGGCTATCACGAAATGCCGGTCGTTGTGCCGCGATGGATGCTGATACCCGATTCCGTTTATGGCGTCGGCCCGGTTTATGACGCGCTGCCGGACATTCGCGAACTCAACGATTTGAAGCGGCTGGAAAAGTCCGCGGCCGAGCTTGCAGTGTCGGGTATGTGGATTGCCGAAGACGACGGGGTGCTAAATCCCCGCACGGTCAAGGTCGGTCCGAAGCGGGTCATTATTGCCAATTCGGTCGATAGCATGAAGCCGCTGCTCACCGGCTCGGACTTCAATGTCGCATTTACCTCCGAAGACAAGCTACGCGCGTCGATCCGCAAAACGCTGATGGCCGACCAGTTGCAGCCGCAAGACGGCCCGGCCATGACGGCAACCGAAGTGCATGTCCGCGTCAATCTGATTCGGCAACTTCTCGGCCCGATCTATGGGCGCCTGCAAGCCGAATACCTGCAACCGCTTATTGCCCGCTGCTTTGGCCTGGCCTTCCGCGCGGGAGTGTTCGGAAACCCGCCCGAATCGCTGGCCGGCCGCGAATTCAGCGTCAAGTATCTGTCGCCGCTGGCGCGTGCGCAGTCGCTTGAAGATGTCACGGCGATGGATCGTTTCGAAGTCTCTTTGATGAATCAGGCGCAGATCATGGGGCCGGACATCCTTGACAACTACGACGCGGACAAAGCCGCGAAGCGCCGGGCAAAACTGCTCGGTGTGCCGTCCGACTTGCTGCCGACCGATACGCAGATTCAAGCCAAGCGCGAGAAGCGCCAGGCCGATGCGGAAGCCGCGCAGCAGCAGCAAGCTGCTATGGCTGTGCAACAGCGAGCCGGAGAAGCGGCAGTCGATAAGTTTGCCGCCGCGGCATAAACCAATCAGAAAGGGGCAATCATGCCGCAAACAGTAAGCGGAACCTTCGCCAGTGGTAGAAGCGCATCCGTCGGGCGCACGTCCGCCGCGTTTATGGTGCCGTCCGGCCTTGCGTCGATGAAGCTGACGCTTGCAGGCTTGAACGCATCGAACACGGTCAAGACTCAAAAATCGACGAACGGCCTTAACTGGACCGACCAGACAACCTACAACAGCAATCAATCTGCGCTCGCTGTGCCTGTCGCGAGCGGGGAACGCTGGCGCCTGGTCGTTGTGGCGCAGCAAGCCGGCCGGAATGTCGAATACGCAATGAGCGCCGAGTCGTAATCAGCGGCGCTTGATTGTGACGCTAAAAAGGAGTTTTTATGTCAACTTTGAATAATACGCTTGAAGCGGATGGCTGGCACGTCGGTCCGTTGCGAGACAATCAGTTTGTTACAGCCGAATCTGATCCTGTCACCGGGGGGATTGGAATATTAAAACCCAGCGGGGCCGTCACTACCCTTGGTGCAACGCATGTTAAGGTCGCGCTGCTTGGGGACTCAATTACCGCCCGCGCGACCGTATCAGGGTCGCCGCCAATCGGACTTAGTGCCAGCGCAACGTCCATATGGCACTGCGCAAACTGGATCGTTGGCGCTCCGTTTGTGTTTGCTCAAAACCTTGGCTACTCCGGGGATACCGCCAGAGGCATCATGTCGCGTGTGCCGTCTGTCCGTGCCGACATCCAGTGTGTATTTGTGATGGCCGGAACAAACGACGTGATAAGCATGTCGTCGAGTGCAAATCAGGCAACCATTGATTCAACCTATACAACCGCCTCCGGGTATATTGGCGGGGGCGTGGCCGCACTTGTCGCTGCTGGAAAAATGGTGGTTATCAGCACGATACTGCCGAACAATGCACTAACCCCGAATACAGACTCGCGCATTCAGTTGCTTGACCGACTGAACGCTTACATCGCCTCGCTCGCGGAAACAAATCGCGTTTTCATCGTCGATGGATTCGCAGCAATGTGGGATTCGGCGCAGCCGACCATTCGTGTTGCGGTATCCGGGGCGCTCAATGCCGATGGCACTCACCCAACATCAGCGGGGGGGCTGATCTTCGGCGCAAGTGCAAAAACAGCCCTCAAGTCGGTCTTTGCTCAATGCTACCCGGACGAGGATTTGTACAGCGGATTCCACCAAATGCGCATCCTGTACAACGAATTCCGCCGAAGCACGGGGGGTACTGCCGGGACTATCTCCGCAGGTTCCGGGACGCTGGCAGATGGGTGGAGATGCTTGCAGAACGCAGGGACGGCCACATTCACGGTGGATGCAACGCAAGCCTACTCGTTATCCGAGGATTATGTTGGGCCTGCCGTGGCCCCAGTGTCGAATGATTCGTACTGGCAGACGTTTAATGTTACGGCTGCGGCTGCGAGCGACAACCCGCGTCTACGTATTCCGGGCAATTCCGACATCACAAACTCCTTGAATATTGTCGAGGGCATTTTTGGCGGCTCTGAATTTTTTATTGAAATGGATGTGGAGGTGACTGCGCCGGTCAATTTGACCGAAGTAAGTGTTTCAGCAGAGGTCAATTTCGCATCAGGAACATCCCCAGCCGACCTGCCGGCCTACGGGGCGACGTACATTCGTACATCAGCGGGGACTGGAACCGACTCGTCAAGCGCAGCAACGGCGATGCCTGCCGGTGTGCGGTATTTGCTCCGCACGCCAGTTCATCGTGTGCCTGAGAACCTGAACGGGTCTGTTGCAGTGACGATGCTGCCATCCGCAGATATGAAATTCGGCGGGGCAGGATCGGCTACGGTGAAGTTTGGCAGGCCGCGTCTGTGGCACAAGCCGACATCGAGAGTGATTTCTTAATCCCCTCTGCACGAACAAAATAAATGCAGCATAACCAGCGCGCCACGCCTGAAATGTATGCCCGCGTCTTTGAAGGACACGCCGAAGGAGCAATGGTCTTGGACGATTTAACCCGTCGGTTTGGCGGTTCTCTTTTCGTCAAAGGTGGCGAAGAAGGGCGCCGGCAAACCGATTACAACCTAGGGAGCCGCGCGGTTCTCGATTTCATTCTCGCCCGTATCAACGTGGCAAACACCGGAGAAAACGACGATGTTCAAGAATAAATTCTTTCTGATGGATCAGGCGGCAGGCGACGGCGGCGATGGTGGTGGCGCACCGGCTCCAGCCGCAGCCCCGGCGCCCGCTTCGGTTATGGCTTCCGCCGCAGCCGCGGCACCGGCAAGCCCGGCGGCTCCCGCTGCGCCAGCCCCGGCCGGCGACTTCATCCCCGAAAAGTACCGCGTCACCAAGGAAGGCACGGACGAACTCGACATCGAAGCATCGGCGCGCAAGCTGGCCGAATCCTATTCGCACCTGGAAAAGCGCCTCGGCGCTGGCGACGTGCCGCCGAAGTCGGCCGAAGAGTATGCGACGACCGTGCCTGATGCGCTCAAAGACACGCTTGACCTGGAAAACGACGAGCTATTCAAGGGTTTCAGGAAGGAAGCGCACGAAGCCGGCTTGACGCAAAAACAGTTCGATTTCGTCATGGGCAAATATTTCGGCATTGCGCCTGGGCTGGTCAATGGTGCGGCCGAGCTTTCCGCGCAAGATGCGACGGCCGAGCTTCGAAAAATCTGGCCGGACGAAGCCAGCTTCAATGCCGGCGCCAGCGGGGCCGACAGGGCTGTGCGCGCCTTCGCGAACCCCGGCGCTGACGACCAGATCGGAAGCTATGTGCGGGTTGAAAAGAAGTTCGGCAACGATCCCGACTTCCTGGCGCTTATGGCGAACATCGGCAAGGAAACGCGCGAGGATATGCCGCCGGCCGGTTCGATCATGCCCGACGCCGATGTCGATGCGCTGCAAAAAAGCGAAGCCTATTGGAAGGCCGACCATCCCGACCATGCGACGACAAAGGCCAAGGTCGATGCGCACTATGCGCGCAAGTTTGCGAGCGCACCGAAGCGCTGAAATAGTCGGGATTCCGAACGGCACTCAGCGCGACTATTGCGGGCATACAAGGCCCGCGGTAGCGCGCGGACACCCTTAAAGCTCGCAGCCAATCGCATAGCCGGCGATTCGGAACGTAGTACAGGCCCGCGATGCGGACACCCTGAAAGGCGACATTTCCAACTTTCAAGGGGTACATCATGAGCTTTCAAGTAACCGAAGCGATGGTGCAACAGTTCGGAACGAACTATCGCATTCTGTCGCAGCAAAAAAAGTCGCGTTTCGAAGGGTTCGCACAGATCGAAAGCGGCATCGTCGGCACGTCGAAGTCGGTTGAGCGCATCGGCAAGATTGACGCTTACGACATCACCAGTCGCCACGCCGATACCAAGTATGGCGAAATCCCGCACAGCCGGCGTTGGATCGACCTTGCCGACAAAGGCCAGGCCGAGCTTGTCGATGAACTCGACAAAATCAAGATGCTGGCCGACCCGACTTCGCCTTACGTCGGCGTCATTCTGGCCGCACTGAATCGCGCCAAAGACGATGCCATTCTCGCCGCAGCCCGCGGCATCGCCCGCACTGGCACTGGTTCGATTGCACTCCCGGCCGGCCAGAAGATTGCGGAAGGCGGCACCGGCCTGACCCTGGCGAAGCTGCTGACCGCCAAGGAAATGCTTGACGCGTCCGAAGTCGATGAAGAAGGCGAAGGCGCCGTGCGCGTGATTTCGGTTTCCGCCAAGCAATTGACGAACCTGCTCGGCACAACCGAAATCAAGTCGGTCGATTACAACAACGTGAAAGCGCTTGTGCAAGGCCAGGTCGATACCTTCCTCGGCTTCAAGTTCGTGCGCACCGAGCGTTTGGCGAAATCCGGCACGACTCGCTATGTGACGGCCTGGTCGAAAGGCTGCGTCGCCCTCGGCATCGGTAAGGACATCGTTACCAGCATCGACACGCTGCCGACGAAAAACTACTCGGTGCAAGTCTATGGCCGCATGTCGATTGGCGCCGCACGTCTGGAAGACGAAGGCGTCGTCGAAATCGGTTGCTTCGAATAACCCGGCCAAGGAAAGGATAGATCATGGCAAACGGAAACGCAGACCTTCAAGCCGCAATCGTCGCGACGCCGCCCGCTCGCGTCAAGGCAAACCGTCACGGCGGACGCATTCGCATTTTTGAGGCGACCTATACCGTGCCGGCCGCTGGCGGTCCTGGCATCGGCGAAAAGATTTTGTGGGGTTCGCTGCCGGTCGGCGCCCGCACTTTGGGCCAAATGGGAAAGCTTTACTTCTCTGCCGGCGCCGCTTCCTCGACGCTCAACCTTGGCGACGCCGCTAGCGCTGCGCGCCATTTGGCCGCTACCGCTGTCACGTCCGCTGGTTCGGCCGTGCCGGAAGCTGCAAACGCGGCCGGCGCGCAGTTCGAAACCTCTGTCGGCGATCTGTCGGCAACGGATAACTGTCAGCTTGTCTCGACGGTTGCCGGTGCCGGGCTGCAAGCCGGCCAGGTTATCACCCTGCGCATGCCGTTCGCAGTCGATTGATTCGGTTGTTTCCTCCCCCTCCCTGACGGGAGTTTCCGCCGGGGGCCAAGTGCCCCCGGTTTTTTCAAAGGCTTGCGAGAATGACGACGGCCGTTTCGATTTGCTCAAATGCTCTTTTGATGCTCGGAGCGAAACCTATCTCCGAATTCAACGAAGCCAACGACCGCACCACGCTTGCGGCAAATCTCTTCCCGATGGTGCGCGACGACATCTTGCGTTCGCATCCGTGGAATTGCGCGATCAAGCGCAAGAACTTGGCGCCAATGACAGAAGCGCCGGAATTCGACTACTCGGCAAAGTTTCTTCTCCCCCCGGATTGGCTGCGCACGCTGTCGGTCGGGGAATACGGCCAGGAAATCGACTATCGCCACGAAGGCCGAACGATTCTTGCCGATGCTTCCGTGTTGCCGCTGCGCTACGTTTTCAGAAACGAAGATGTCGCAACGTGGGATGTCATGCTGATTGACATGGTTACGGTGGCGATGGCCGAGCGCATGGCCTACCCGATAACCCAATCTTCAAGCCTGGCCGATTCAATGCGCCAGCGCCTCGAAATGATGGCGAAGCGTGCCCGCGCGGTCGATGGGCAAGACGATCCGCCGGAAATGCTCGGCGACGAGCGCTTGCTGTCGGCGCGCATGGGCGGACGGTAATGCCGCGCGCGACACTGATTCAAACCAATTTCACGGCGGGGGAAATCTCCCCGCGCATGCTTGGCCGCATTGACGTTGCGCGCTACGCCAATGGCGCAAAGAAGATCGAAAACGCTTATCCGCTGATTCATGGCGGCGTGATTCGCCGGCCTGGTTCGCGCTTTGTCGCTGCGGCAAAGTACGGGGCGAAAAAGGTTCGCTTGATCCCGTACATTTTCAACAGTTCGCAAGCCTATGTGCTGGAATTCGGCGACCTGTATATGCGCGTCTTCAAGGACGGCGCGCAAGTCCTGGCGACGAACGGCCAGCCGGTCGAAGTCGTTACGCCCTACACCGAAGCAATGCTTTCGCGCATTGAATTCGTGCAAGGCGCCGACACGATGTTCCTGGCGCATCCGGAAAAACCGATTCATCGGCTGCGCAGAATTTCGCATAGCGATTGGGTTCTGGCCGCGGCGCCGTTCGTTGCCGAACCGTTTGACGACATCGGGTTCTATCCGTCCGCCGGCCTGTCTCTTTCCGGAAAGACGGCCGGCGTCGGGCGGACCGCAACCGCTGACAATTCCGTTTTCCTGGCGTCTGATGTCGGGCGCGAGATATGGGCCGGCGCCGGGGTTGCCAGAATCACCGCCGTTGCGTCCGGCGTTTCCGCTACGGTCGATGTCATCATTCCGTTTTCCGATCTGCTCACCGCTTCCGGAAGCTGGAAAATCAAGGGGTCGCCACAAACGACATGCACCCCCTCGGCAAAAGACCCGGTGGGCGCTTCGATTACGCTTTCCTTGCCAACGGCCGGCACGTCGTCATCGAACGAAACCGCGAAAACGGTACTCGGCGCGGCGCACGCCCCCTATACCTACGAAAGCCCGCCCGGCTCGGAGCAGTGGTACACCGCGGCGACCGTAACGATTGTTTTGCCTGGGCATGGGTACGTCACCGGGAACACGGTCATCATGGGCGGCTTTACGCCGACCGGGTTCAATGGAACATACACGATCACCAAGATCAACGAGAATTCGTTTTATTACACCGTGTCGGGCGACCCCGGCGTGCCTACCGGCCTTGGCACCTCTTCGCGCGTTATCACCAGCAACGGCGCAGGCGGCTGGCGCAATAGCGATGTCGGCAAGTACGTCCGCGTCAATCGTGGGCTGGTCAAAATCACCGCCGTAGCAAATGCCAGTTCGGCGACCGGCACGATTATCGCGGCGCTTGATTCTATCGTCGCGGCTCCGGCGAACGCCTGGTCGATTGAATCAGCCGTCTGGAATGAAAAGGATGGCTACCCGTCAAGCGTCACACTCAGCGAGCAGCGCCTTATTGCCGCCGGCTCGCCCGGCTTCCCGCAAACGATTTGGATGTCGCGCACCGGGGAATCGCTCAATTTCGAGCTTGGCACCAAAGACGACGACGCAATGAGCTTCACTATTTCGTCGGACCAGATCAACCCGATTGCGCACCTGGCACAAACGAAGTCGATGGTAGCGCTTACCTATGGCGGCGAATTTACGATTTTCGGCGGCGTCGAGAAGCCGCTGTCGCCGACAAATATTCAGGTCAAGAATCAATCGGCTTACGGTTGCAGCGCAGTCAAGCCGGTGCGTATCGGAAACGAGCTTTATTTTATCCAGCGCGCAAATCGCAAGGTGCGCGCAATGGCCTATCGCTTCGAATCCGACGGCTACAGCGCCCCCGATATGTCGGTCCTGTCGGAACACGCGACGGACTCCGGCATCGTCGAAATGGCGTACCAGCAAGAACCGGAGTCGGTGCTTTGGCTGGTCCGCGCCGATGGGGTGCTGGCGACTTTGAGCATTGACCGCGAACAAGATGTCGTCGGATGGGCGCGACAGATCACGGACGGAAGCTATGAGTCGGTGGCGACGATTCCCGTTGCCAATGGCGACGAATGTTGGGTCGCCGTTCGCCGGGTTATCAACGGACAGACGGTTCGCTACATCGAACGATTCGACGCCGGCACGAACGTCGATGCCGGCATCGTCGGCACGTCGGTTGCCGGGGCGACGACCTGGGGCGGACTTGCGCACCTTGAAGGGGAAGAAGTCGATGTCGTTGCTGACGACGTGGTTATGCAACGCGCCACAGTCGCCAATGGCGAAATAACCCTGTCGCGCAAGGCTTACAAAGTGCATATCGGGATTCCCTATGTCTCGACGGTCCAAACGCTGACGCCTGAATTGCCGAGCGGCGAAGGGTCGGCACAAGGGAACAGCATGCGCTGCGCCGAAGTAACGGTGCGCATGAAGGACACCGTAGGCATGCGCATAAACGGCCAGGTTGTTGTATTCCGCGACATCGGCGCGAATGCCCTGGACAAAGCCGTTGCGCCGTTCTCAGGCGATTACCGCATGGAAAATCTCGGCTGGGAACGCGGCGAGTCGCTAGTCACGATTGAGCAAACGCAGCCGTTGCCGATGCACGTTCTTTCCGTCATCAAAAAAATGACCGTCAATAGTTGAGGCGCCCATGATCCGAACCGCAACCGTCGAAGACATCCCGCGAATCGTTGAGCTTGGCGCGATCATGCACCAAGAAAGCCGATTGAATGTGCTGCGATTCGACCGCGAGAAAGTCGCAACGCTGATGCGCTGGATTCTCGACACCGGCCAGTTTATTGAAGTCGCCGAGCGCGAAGGGAAGGTCATCGGCGGCTTTGCCGGCTTCGTTACCGATCATTGGGCGTCGCAAGATTCCGTCGCATACGACTGCGGCTTGTTCATTGAGCCGGAACACCGCGGCGGCGGGTTCGCCGTGAAACTGGTCAAGCACTTCCGCGAATGGGCAATCGGCCAGGGCGCGAAGATGGTAACGATTGGGATCAATACCGGCGTTGAAGTTGAGCGCACCGCAAAGCTTTTTGAATTGTGCGACTTCGAACGAATCGGCTACCTATACGAAGGGGTCAAATAATGTGTACGGGAACAAGTATCGCGCTGATGGCGATGGCCGCGGCAAGCACCGCCGCTTCGGTAATGGGCGCCCAGCAACAGGCCAAGAATCAGGAAGCGGTTGCCAAGCACAATGCCGCACAGGCTCAGGCGGACGCCAATGCCGAGCAAAGCGCGGCGGAAGTGCATGCGGACAAGATCAGGAAGGCCGGGCGCATCAAGGCCAGCGAAGCGACGGCGCAGCTTGCCGGGTCGGGCGTCGATGTCGGCGAAGGCTCGGCGGTGCGGATCAATGAGGACATTACGGCCGGCGCCGAAGAGGATGCGGTTATGACGGTCTTCGGCGGCAAGGACCGCGCCGCGCGGCTGAATTCGCAAGCCGCGATGGATAAATGGAGTGCGAGCAATTACAGCAAGGCCGGCACGATCAATGCCGCGTCGTCGGTGCTGTCGGGCGCGTCGTCGATGCTGCGGGGCTATAAAACGGCCGGCGAACCAGCAAACAAGACCGGAGCTTAAACCGTGAAAATCTCTCTCGGTAATTTCGGCTTTCAAGGCCCGGCGCCGGTACAGCATTCGGCGCTCGGCATGGGCGGGGCGACCGCCGAATCGGACGCCATGCAGCGCCTTGGCGCGGTCGGCCAGCATGCCGCGGCCGGCCTGATTGGCGACCAGCGCCAGGAAGACGAAGCCCTTGCCCGCGCGCGGGCCGGTAACGCCCTGCTAGACCACGAAGACAAGGTGCGGACGCTGGCCGACGACATTACACAGCGCCTTGCTGACGGGTCGTTGCGGCACGAAAGCGCGCAGGAAGCGTACAAGTCCGCCATGCAACTGCTCGACAAGCCGGCAGTTGAAGGGCTTTCGGCGGCGATGATGGAAACCTTTGACAAAGGAATGAAGCGCGCCGAAATGTCCGGCTTTGCGGCGATCCGGTCGGCCGGCGAGAAGGCCAAGCGCGCCGACTTTCGGGCGCAGATTGATGGCGCCTTCGACCGGCTGGGGAAGTTGGCGGGTCGGCCGGGCGCCGACATGGCGGCGATTTCGGCACAAGCGGACTCTCTTGACGACCTGGGGCGCGGCGCGTTCGGCGACGGCTGGGAAAAGAAAAAGCAGGATTGGCGCGACGCCAGCTTCGATGCGCACCTTAACCAGAAGGCGCTTGCCGTTCGCGACGACCTGAAAGGCATTGTCGCGCTGCAAAAGCAGGTATCGGACGGCGAATTCGCGGACAAGCTTGATTCGAACCGGAGAAACGCGCTTGTCGCGAGGCTTGACGGATACCGCACGTCGATTATTCAGCGCTCGGAAGCCGCGGCAAATCGCGCGCATCGCGAGGAAGAACGGCGGCTGAAAAAGGCGGAAGCGGAATTCAACACCTTTCAGGCGCTTTCCGACAAAGGCACAGCGCTGTCGCCGGAGTATGTCGATACCGCCATTGCTGCAACGGCCGGAACGCCATACCAAAAGGGGATTTCGACCATTGCCAAACAGGCGCGGGAAAACGGCGGCATTGCCGCGCAGCCGATCCGGACGCAGCAAGCAATGCTTGACGAGATAGACGCGCGAATCGCCAAGGAAGGGCGCTCTCCGGAATTGGACAAACGCCGCGAACAGGTTTCGAAAGTGTTGAAGGGAAGCCGGGCGGACCTAAAGGAAAACGGTTTGCGCGCCGGCCTTGAGCGGGGCGTCATCACAGAGATTGCGCCGATTGACATCAGCACCCCGGAAGCCCTTGCCGGAAGCATTGCGAAGCGCCTGGAACAATCGGAAGTTGTCCGCCTATGGGCCGGAAAGCCGGTATCCCCCTTGGATGCGCAAGAGGCGGAGAAGTTGAGCGGCATGCTTGAAACGCTTTCGCCGAAGCTTCGGTCGCAAGCGGTCGCAACGATTTCGCAAGCCGCCGGGCCGCGCGCCTCGGCCGCGATAGCCGAGCAGATAGATCACCGCGACCGGCCGCTGGCGCTGGCCTTTGCGCATGCCGGCGATCAAACAACCGCCGGGCGTTACACGTCGGAACTTATCCACAAGGGCGCGGGAGCGTTGCGCGACGGGCTGGTAATGAAAGACGACAAAAAGGTTTCCGGCTGGAAGGCGACCATAGCAACGGCCGTCGATGGTGCTTTCCTCAACGAGAAGGCCGCGCAAGCGGTCAAGGATTCGGCTTACTACATCGCCGCAGGAATCGCCGCAGAAAGCGGCGGCAGCGTATCGGCCAGCGAATTGAAACGCGCAGTGCGCCTGGCGTCCGGCGGCGACATCATCGAACGAATGGGAAAGAAGCTGCCGATTCCGGCTGGAATGAGCGAAGGCGACTTCGAAGACCGATTGCGCGCCGTATCTGCGGGGGATATTGAAAAGCAGGCGCCAGGCGGGAAAGTTCGCGTCGGCGGCGTTGAAATGCCGGCCGCAGAATTTGCCGCTTCAATTCCTGGGCAAGAACTTGTCGCATCCGGGGTCGGGCGGTATGCGGTCATTGTCAGGGGGCGCCCGGTCGTCAATATGTCCGGCGCACCTATCATTATCGGGGTCAAGTAATGGGCCTGCTCGACGCTTACCAGGAAGGCACGGACACCGCGCTATCGGTCATGGCTTCCCGCCCGCTTGAGCCGGAGCCGGTAAAACAGAAGCATTCCGCCTGGTCGGTTGTGCCGCGGGCGCTTGCGGCCGGTGCGGCGGAAATCGGCGGCAACATTATCGACAGCGCCAGCGCGTTCGGACAGGTTGCGGCAGCGTCCGGCGGACTGACGCCCGGATTTGATCCAGATCAACAAAAGAACAGGGCAGCGTCCGTCGAGGCGATGGACAAGCTCAAGACCGAAGGAATCGACTGGCGTACCGAAGAATCGCAGACGCAGTACGCCTTCTCGCGCGATCTGCGCCCGGACCCGATGACGGCTGGCACAGCCGAGAATCTGGTATTCGGGCTGACTCGTGGGCTGACGAAAGCCGTTGGTGCCGGAGCCATCCTCGGGCCCTTCGGCGGTGCGGCTGCTTTCGGCACCTCTGAAGGCCTGACCGATGCCGATGCTCTGGCCGCGCAAGGGGTCGATCTGGCAACCCGCACAAAGGTCGGCGCGGTGTCGGCAGCGATGAATGCCGCCGGGGTTGCGCTCCCTGTCGCCGGCAAGACGCTGGCGCAGACGGCTGGACTGGTCGCCGTCGGCGGTCCGCTCTCGTTCATGACGCAGCAGCAGGCAACGCGCTCGATTCTGGAAGCGGCCGACTATCACGACATCGCCAAGCAATACGACCCGCTGGACCCTGTGGGCCTGACGGTGGCAACTCTGGTACCAGCTGGTTTCGCCGCGGCTGCGCGCGCCGGCGCCAGAGGTGCGGCAAAGCCGCTCGAAACCGGAACAAAAGCCCCTGAAATCGTGCCGACACGCGACGACATCGATGCGGCAATGGTGCATAACCTGACCACGTTGCGGGATGTGCACGAGGCTGTCGCGGCGGATATTGCTGCGCGTCCGGTGGATGAGACACCCCCGACCGTGCGCTCTGAGGCAGACCAGACTGTTGCCAACCAGCAATCGCCGCAACCTGCCAAGGTTGCCGATGAAGTTACTTCGGACGCTTACCGTGCCCGCGTCGAGCAGCTGGCCACAGAGCAGCCCGATCTGGTCGCGCGTCTGGACGATGCCGGGCAACCGGTGCGGCTGGCTGACGAACTGGAGGCGGTACGCAAGGCCGCACAGGAAGGCACCGAGACGGAGTTCGGCGCGCTTGACGCGCCATTGCTGCAGGTAGCTGCCGAGTGCGCGCTGGCTACAGGAACAGCAGCGCTATGAGGCAGGCGACGACCACCATTGATGCGTGGATCAGAAGCCAGTTCTTCGTCAGGGCGATAGCCTGCCGCCAGTTCCCGAACGTGATCAGCCCGGCAACCGGCACGACCGAGACGAGCATGGCAATGGCGACCGGGCCTCGCAGCCATTCCGGAAACCACATCACGAAGTCATAGACGGGGGACATATGCACAAAGACTGTATCAAAAAGGTTCAGGCAGCGGCCGGCGGGCGGAAGCTCTCGGCTACGAAGATTCAGGCCATCGACGATGCCATCAGCGGGAAGATGCGCGAACTCGCAAGAGTCGATCCGGAAGGGTGGCAGGCGAAAAGCAAGGATCAGCGTATCACCGAAGCCGCAGTCGCGGCAATGCAGGATATTCAGGCAACCGCTGTCCGCAAGGAAATGCTCGCCGGCATGCAGGCGATCAAGGCCGCCGAAACGGCGACGCGCATTGCCGACATGAAGAAGCTGTCGGCCCAGAAGGTGACGCAGTCGCAGGCGCTGGCGCGCGAGATCGAGACCTCCCAGAACTACGTGCATGCCGTCCATGACGATGCCGTCTCTACGCTGGGCGACATGCTGGACGCTGCCGGCAACAAGGACGGCACCGGGCTGCTGAGAAACCTCGGCATGCGGATATTCAACCTCGATAACCCGGCCATGACTGCCGACGTGGTGCGCGAAGTGTTCAAGGGGGCCGACGGATCGACCGGAAACGCCGTAGCCAAGGCCGGCGCCCGGGCGTGGCTGGATACCATCGAACGGATGCGCGTGCGTTTCAACTCGGCCGGCGGCGATGTCGGGCGTCTGGACTATGGCTATCTGGGGCAGGCCGTCGATTCGATGCGGGTGCGTTCCGTGACGGCTGACCAGTTCGCCGAGAAGATCGTTCCGCTACTCGACCGCCGGCGCTACCTGCAAGAAGACGGCTCGATCATGACGACCGAGCAGATCGCGGCTATCGTCAAGGCGGCACACGAGACACTGGCCAGCGATGGCGCGAACAAGACCGAACCGGGCCAGTTCAAGGGAGCCGGCGCACGGGCGAACCGTGGCAGCGAAAGCCGGGTGCTGCACTTCAAGGACGGTGATGCCTGGATGGCCTACATGGGCGAGTTCGGCGAGGGATCGCTCTATGACTCGATGATGGGCCACGTCGGCGCCATGGCTAGAAATATCGGGCTGGTCGAGCGCTACGGGCCGAACCCTGACCAGACCTTCCGGGCGCAGGCAGACATCGCGGAGCGGGCGGACGGGAAGGGATCGTGGAATAGCCGATCATGGGGAAGCCCGCCGCAGGCCCGCTGGGACATCCTGACCGGGAAAGCGTCAAGCCCGGAGAATGCGTTTATTGCCAAGATCGGGCAGGACGTTCGTAATTGGCAGACCGCAGCCAAGCTTGGAAGCGCCGTGGTTACTTCGCTCACTGATGTGGCAACCATCGCCGCGACGCTGCACTACGACCGGCTGCCGTACTTCGACATGCTGAAGAACCTCGGCAGGAATCTTGACAAGGATCACCGGGCATTCCTGAAAGCGCATGGCGTCATCGCAGAATCGCTGACCAGCACCATGAACCGCTGGACCGGTGACCACATGACGAACGGGCTGACCGGCAAGGTGGCGAACAGCGTCATGAAGCTGTCCTTCATGAACGCCTGGACGGATGGCCTGCGCAATGCCTTCTCGGCCACGATGATGCAGGGCTTCGCCAAGAAGCTCGGGAAGGGATGGGCCCAGCTCGACGAGTGGGACCGCTTCCTGATGGAGCGCAAGGGCATCACCGAGCAGGACTGGAACATCATCACCAAGGCCGAGGCGACCGAACACGGCGGGGCGAAGTTCCTGACGCGGGATGGCATCCTCGCGACCGGAGACGATGGAGCACAGACGGCCGCTACGAAGTGGATGGCCTTCGTTTCCGATGAGTCGCAGGTAGCCATCATCAATCCGGACATGGCGACACGGGCCATTGCTACATGGGGAGGCATGTCAGCCGGCACGCTGAAAGGCGAAGCTGCACGATGTTTCATGCAGTTCAAGAGCTTTCCGACGGCGATGATTACCCGGCATCTTGGCCGTATTTTCGATACCCCGCAGGGTATGGAAGGGGCCCCGGCTGGATTCGGTGCACAGACCTCGACCGGTGCGGCGATCAATCGCATGGCGGTCATGGCCGGGCTGAATGTCTCGCTGATGATGCTCGGCGCAATCGTGCTACAGGAAAAGGCCATTCTCGGCGGGAAAGACCCCTACGACATGACGCAGGGCAAATTCTGGATGAAGGCGATGGGGCAGGGCGGCGGGCTCGGTTACCTTGGCGATTTCCTGACGAAAGACCCGACCGAGCAGCGCGGCAGCAACTTCGAGCAAGCCGGCGGCGTTGTCCTCGGCCCGGCCGGTGGCGCAGTTGCAGGCCTTGGCGGCGACCTGTTGCTGACGAACGCATGGGAAGCGGCGAAGGGCAAGGAAACCCATGCACTCGGCGAGGCCGTGCGCTGGACAAACTCTCAGCTGCCCTATGCCTCGCTGTGGCAGATCCGCGGTGCATGGGATCACTGGTTTGTGCATAACCTGCAGGAAGCCGCGAACCCCGGCTATCTGGGCCGCATGCGGTCGCGGGCAAAACAGGACTGGAATCAGGATTACTTTTGGACGCCGGGCGAGGCTTTGCCGCACCGCGCGCCCGATCTTTCACGGATGGCAGGGGGCTAACCATGCGACAAGACCAGATCGACCGTTTGAACACCCTGGCCGAAGATGTCGGCGAAGTCTTTTTGCAAGAGGCGGACCCGAATACTTGGACCGGCGCCGGGGCGCCGCTGGCCGACCTTGACCCAAAGAAGCGCGGCGACCGCTATTGGGATAAGAAAAACGCGATTCAGACGGGCACGCTTCTCGCCCGGATACTAGACCTTGCCGAGCGCGACAAGCGGAGCGCCGATACAAAAATGCCGGAAGACGATGCCGAGAAGGAAGTAAGCAGGTACGAAAAACGGGCAAAGGATTTGCTAGATGGCATCGCCGCCAAAGCAAAACACTAGGGTTTCTTTCCTCGCCTTCTTCCTGATGTGGGCGGACCGTATGGGCTGGGAAGTCCCGACGGTGCATGTACTCGCCTGTCACTGGCTGGAAAAGCGCGGGCCGCTTGCCGTGCTGCGGTGCTTTCGCGGCTTCGGCAAATCTACCTTGCTCGCCGTCTATAACGCCTGGCTGTACTATCGCGACCAGGCTTTCCGCATCCTGCATCAATCCGAATCCGATGGCACGGCCTACAAGACCAGCCGCGACACGCAAAACGTGATTCGCAATCACCCTTTGACAAAGGCGCTCTTGCCGCCAGGGCAAGGCACTATCGAACAATGGTGGGTTATCGGTTCGACCGACTTCCGGAACGCGAGCATGTACGCGAAGGGCATCCTTTCGAACGTCACCAGCGCCCGCGCCGACGAATGCCAGAATGATGATGTCGAAGTGCCGCGCAATATCCAGACCCCGGAAGCGCGCGAAAAGCTGCGCTATCGCCTCGGCGAACAGACGCACATTCTTGTGCCAGGTGGGCGAAAGCTATTTATCGGCACGCCGCATACGCACGATTCCTTGTATGACGAAATCGAACGTCTTGGCGCGGACTGCTTGACGATCCGCATGTTTGAGCGCGAACACCGGGTCGAAGACGCGAACACGAAGGCGATGGAAGTGCCATTTGCGCCTGAATACGTCTTTGCCGGCATCGGCGCAATGGCGCGGCTTCTGGTCGAAGGAAAGGACTACAAGCGAACCGCTGTCGGCATTGTCTTCAACGCGCCGCCCGGCGGGCTGGTTGATTGCTATGCCGGCTGTGCATGGCCGGAAAGATTCGACCGGGCCGAGCTTACGAAGCGGCGCCGTGAAACGCGGACAATCAACGAATGGGATTCGCAATACCAGTTGCACAGCAAGCCGATTTCCGAAGTTAGACTAGACCCCGAAAGGATGATTCCTTACGAAGTCGCGCCGACGATCCGCGAAGCCAATGGCGGATTCGAAATGCTGCTCGGCTCAACCCGTATTATTGGCGCTTCGGCCTATTGGGATTGCTCGCTAGGCAAGGTCAAGTCGGACGCCTCGGCCTTTTCGCTTGTGCTGACGGACGAACGCGGGCGCCTGTATTGGCAAGTTGCGGAAGGGTTGCTAGGCGATCTTGATACGCAATGCGCGCGAGTTCGCGAAATCGTTGTCAAGTATCAGATTGGCCGGGTCGTTGTGGAAACGAACGGACCAGGCGGGTTTGTGCCGCCGATCTTGCGCAAGCACCTGGCGGGCACTGGCTGTGGCGTCGGGGAAGAACACTCGAAAATCAACAAGAACACGCGAATTCTCGACGCCTTCGAAGCGCCGATGTCGTCGGGGTTTCTTTGGGCGCACGTCGATGTCTTGAACGGTCCGGTATGGGCGCAGATGAAAGATTGGTCGCCGGACGTAAAAGACCAGCCCGACGATTACCTCGACAGCGGGGCCGGCGCCATTTCCGAAACCCCCGTCAGGATTGGGAAAACAGTCGGGAAACCGAACGCACTCCCGCGGCAAGATTGGCGACCAAATGCGGGGGTTTTTGAAGTCGAAACGGAATACTAAGCCCCCGCGCCTATTCGCGCGAGGGCGGCTATGTCTGTTTCGAATCAAGTACCGTTTAACACACACACCGCGAACGGCGTATCGACAAGCTTTTCGTTTGGCTTTTTGCTGCTTGACCCTGCCGACCTGATTGTCGAAGTTGCCGGGGTTCAAAAGACACTAGGGCCGGACTATGCGATTTCCGGCCTCGGCAATCCTGTCGGCGGGTCGGTTGATTTCACGACGGCGCCGGCCAGCGGAAAAGTGCTGATTAAGCGCATCCTTACACTGCAACGCCTGACCGATTACCAGGACAACGGCGATTTGCTGGCCGACACCCTGAACAACGACCTTGACCGAATCTGGCAGGCGTTGCAACAGTTGCAGCAAAACGACACGCGGGCGCTAAAGCTTCCGTTTGACACAACCGTCGATCAAGCGCTTGTCGAATCCAGCGCCGCCCGCGCCGGCCTCATTGTCGGCTTTGATGCTTCCGGCAACATGACGCTGAAAGCCGCGGCCGACCTTTCGTTGCAGACCGTTTCCGGGTTCATTGCGACATTGCTTGACGACCCCGATGCCGCTGCCGCCCGCGCAACCCTCGGCGTACCGCCAAGCAACACGAACGGCGCGAACCTTGACGCGAACAGCATCCCGCTTTCCCGCTTGGTGCGAGGAACGGCCGCAAAGGTCTTGCTCGGCATGGGCGCTGGCGCTGATCCGATATGGGGCGACGCGCCGTTCTCCGTGTCGTCTATCCCGGCCAAGGGCATCACGCGCGCGATGCTGGCCGATTCGGTTATTCAGAAGGTCAAGAAACTTCCGAAGAAACAGCAAGCGGACATCGGTTACGCGCAATTTATGGTGCAAATGGAAGACGATTCTTTGCTTGCATGGGGGCGGACCTACACCATGCAAATCGGCGTCAATCACCAGGACGATACTTACATTTTGCCGCGCAAGCCGTCGTTTAACGTCGCCATTCCCGACGGCGTAACGGTCAAGGAATTTACGCACAGCAATGGCTCGGCTTATGTGTTGTTTTCGAACGGCTGGGTATTCTCTTCCGGACAGAATCAATCCGGACAGCTTGGCCTCGGCGACACGACTTCGCGTTCGACCTTTACCCGCATCGAATACTTCGTCACCAATAGCATTGTCATCGACAAGATATTCGCGATTGGGTCGCGCAACGCGGTCAATTATCAAGGCGCCTTCTTCCTCAATGCCGCCGGCAACGTATGGGCTTGCGGTTACAACGCGGCCGGGCAACTCGGCGTCGGCGACACGACGAACCGACTGACGCCGACGGCAATTTCCGGGGCAATTTCCGGCGTTGTTTCTATCTCTGGCAGTTGCTCAAACCAATCCAGCAACTTTCTGATTACGTCCGGCGGCGCCCTGTATGCCTGCGGGTACAACGGCCAAGGCCAGCTAGGGCTGGGCGACACCACAAACCGCAGCGCCTTTACACTTGTCACCGGCATTACCGGCGTCGCCGAAGTGTCGGCAACGTCTTGCGATAACCCTGGCATTGCCTCGCACACCGTCGCTCGCCTGACAAATGGCGATGTCTATGCCTGCGGCTTCAACACCTACGGACAGCTAGGACTCGGCGACACGACGAACCGCAGCGGCTTTACCAAGCTATCGACGCTCGCGAACATTGTGTCGATTGGCACTTGCGGCGGCTATTACGGCATTTCGTGGGCGGTATCCAATGCCGGGCGACTTTACACCTGGGGCTACAACGCAAACGGCGCTATCGGCGACGGTTCAACGGTCAATCGAACCAGCCCGTTCGATGTCGTCGGCTGGTCGGGAAACACCCTTGTCGATCCGCCGTTCGTCGGGAAGATTGCAAAGGTCGAGGGATATTCGGGGAATACCAGTTATGGCTCGCTAATCGTTCTCGACACCGACGGCAATCTTTGGTTTGCCGGGCACGATTATGTCATGTACTGCGGCGACGCCGCCGAACAGCGCAACCGCTTTACGCCCTTTACCAGATTCCGGCTCGACAGTTCCGGCGAAAAAATCACCGACATCACCAGTCACGGAACGGACGCGACTTATCGAATCTTCTGTTTGTCCGATCACGGCAAGTTGTACGCACAAGGCGACAACACTAGCGGCGTATGCAATGGCGGGTTCAATGCGGCAATTCCGGCCGTTGTGCGCTGCATGCAAAAAGTACCGCTCAACTAGGAAACTGCAATGTCGAAATTCTACCGCGCACCGATAGCCCTTCTCCGGACCTTCGAATATCCGCCGATGTCCGGCGACCAGACTATCGAACACATTGGCGACCTTGACGGCATGCGGTATTTCCATATCCCGGTGCCGGTCGCGTTGCCGCATTCGCAGGCGTCCGCGTTCTCCGAAGTTGAACTTACCATCGACTTGGCCGAACAGTTGCGCGCGGCGGCGCCAGCTTGTGCGAAATCCTTGATCGTTACGAAAGCCGAAACGAAAGCAGCGACAAAGGCCGCGATAAACGCCGAACGCGAGGCGCGGCTGGTTTCGACCGTTACGCACAACGGCAAGACCTACCACACTGACCAGACCTTCCTTGTCGAATTGCTCGGCATGGTGCTTGGCTACTCGGCCGGAGTGCTGACCGGAAAACAAAACATCCGGACGATTGACAACAAGATTGAGCAACTAGATCAGGGAGAAGTTGCGGCGCTGGCGGCAGTCGTCGGCGACCATCGGAAGGGCGTATATGCCTGGTCATGGAAAGAGAAAGACGCGCTTGATGCCTGAAAAAGACCCAACGAATTACGGTTTGCTCACCTATCTTTGGGTTCTGGCTTTGGCTTCCTGGGGCGGCGTCGTCGGCTTCATGCGCAAGCGTCGGGAAGGGCTTGCCCGCCCGTTTAATCTCACAGAGATTGCCGGGGAGATTGTTACTTCGGCGTTCGCCGGAGTGATTACTTTCTGGCTGTGCGAAGCGGCAGGCATTGCGCCGCTGCTTACCGCCGCGATGGTCGGCGTTTCCGGGCATATGGGAAGCCGGGCGATTTATCAGATTGAACGATACATCGAATCGAAATTTGGCGGCGGGAAGTGCGGCCAATGACGCTTGAGCAACTCAAGAAAATCATGCTGTATGCCGGGCCGCGGGCCGACCGCTTTTATCTGCCGCTGTGCGCTGCGATGGAAGAATTCGGCATCGACACCCCGGCTAGGCAAGCTGCCTTCCTGGCGCAGATTGCGCACGAATCCGGGGCGCTTCGCTACGTCAAGGAAATTGCCAGCGGCGAGGCTTACGACACCGGCCGGCTGGCGAAGCGCCTGGGGAATACGCCGGACAAGGACGGCGACGGCCAGAAGTACAAGGGCCGCGGGCTAATCCAGATCACCGGGCGCGCGAATTATTCGGCATGTTCGCAAGCCCTGTTTGGCGACGACCGTTTGTTGAGCAATCCCGAAATTCTGGAAACAACGGAGAGCGCCTGCCGCTCGGCCGGCTGGTTCTGGCAAACCATGAATCTGAACAGCTTGGCCGACATTGGCGGATTCCGCGCGATAACGCGGGCGATCAATGGCGGATTCAACGGATACGAAGACCGGCTTTCCTACTACGAACGCGCAAAGGGGGTGCTTGCATGATTTATTTCGTCGAAGGGTTCAAGTATCAACTCGCCCAATCGTACAGCGTCGATACGCCAATCAAGGGGGTGCGAATTGAAGATGATTATTTCGATCTTGAAGAAAGCGGCCGGCTTACGATTCACAAGGGCTATGCCTGGGATGGCGCCAGCGGGCCGACTTTTGACACTAAGTCGTCTATGCGGCCAAGCTTGGTGCATGATGTTTTCTGCCAAGCGATGCGCGACGGACGACTCGACTTCGACAAGTGGCAAGACCAAGTAAATGAGCTATTCAAGCAAATGTGCATTGAAGACGGGATGTGGCGAGTTCGTGCGAATCTCTGGCATTCCGCGGTCGAATTCGCGGACGCCGGCAACCCGAACCAAGGGCCGGAACGCAAAGTCCTCACCGCGCCTTAGTCGAGTTTTCCCGCAATCTCGCTCGCTGTCTCGTTGTAGTAGGTCATAAGCTGCCGCAAATCTTTGTGTCCGACGGCGCGGGCCAGGTCAAGAACGTCAATCTTTTTCGCGAGCCTGGTTATCGCTTCGTGCCGTGTGTCGTGAAAATGCAGGTCGTCAATCATGGCCTTGGCCTTGGCCTTGCGGAAGATGGCGTCGATTGAGGCGCCCGACGTGATACGGAAAACCGACTCGCCTTCTTTCTTCACCCCTTCCAGTTGCCGCAAAATACGCACCGCTTCCGTGCTTAAAGGCACGTTGCGGCGCGCGGCGACCGTCTTCCCTGCGCCTATCGCTGCGCCGGTAATGGAAAGGTAGCGGTCATCCAAAAATAAATCGCCCCAGCGCAGCGCGCAAATCTCGCCGGCTCGCATCCCGGTTTCAATCGCGAGCAGGAAGGCGGCGCCGACCCTGGCCGTTTGGGTTTCCGGTTTGGCGCCCTGGTCATAGCCAAGGGCGAAGCAAAGCCGCTCTATTTCATCGGCCGATATGCGCCTGTCGCGCGGGGCCGACGGGGGCGGGCGCTTGACCGTCTTCATAGGGTTGCGCGGAATCCATTGCCATTCGTTGATAGCGACGTTGATTGCTGCCGACAGCAGATTCCATTCTCGGCGGACCGACGACGGCGTAACTTGGCGTAACCGGCGGTCACGCCAGGCGGTAAAGCCGGGGGCGTCAAGGGCGTCGAGTTTGACCGCGGCCAGGGGGTCGGGAAGTACGGGCGGCGAATCGTCCGGCCGGCCATAGACGAGGCGGTCGATTCGCATTCTTTCCCAGCGTTCGCCGCGCTTCGTCGCCGAAACCTTGTCGCGGTATTCGACGAGCAGTTCGCCAAACGTCTTGTTGGCTACCTTGCCGCGCGCGCCGGCCATGATTTCAGACTCGACCTTCGTTGCCCAAGCGACCGCCTCGGCTTTTGTATCGAACGAACCGGATTCCCTGATACCATTGCGCGAAACTTCCGCGCGCCAGCTATTGCCGCGCTTCCTGTACGTTGCCATTTCCTCACCCCTGGCGTAATTGTTGGCGTTGTTTTGGCGTAAAGGATAGCGGAAAGAAGCGAATTTATGCGGGTTTTTGTGTTTTGCGGCAGGCAACAAAAAACCCCGGAAGCATTGTGCCTGCGGGGTTTCGTGTTGTTTTGCGGGGTGCTGCGATTATGTTGCTTGGTGCCCAGAAGAGGACTCGAACCTCCACACCTTGCGGCGCATGGACCTGAACCATGTGCGTCTACCAATTCCGCCATCTGGGCAGGCATCCGAAGAAGCCGAGATTCTAAAGGAAAAGAACAAAATGTCAATAAAGAAACTCTCAAAAATACGTCGTGCCGACCCTCATTTCGAGCGCGAGGTCCGGAAATACGAATTTCCGCTGCCGTCGCGCGAATACATACTCATGACGTTGGAAGGCGAGGGCAAGCCGGTCAGCTTTGATCAGTTGTGTTCGCTG